CAATGTTGCAAAAGTAAATGTTAAAGTTACGACAGACGGCGGTTCAACTTTCTATCATGTAGGTAGAAGTTTAGATGTTCCTGCCAACAACACATTAGTATTAGATAAACCTATTAACTTAGAGAATGGTGATATTCTCAGAATTTATGCTGACCCTAATCCAGATAGTTCGTCTGTAGATGTGGAAGCATATGCAAGTATATTGGAGATTAGTTAATGGCTTTAGCAGGATATGTAGTACCTAAAAGTGAACAATCTAAAGAGACCTTTCACGCTCTTAGAAGAACAACTGAAGGATTACTTTATTATACAAAAATAAATAAAGATGAAACAGATACTATTGATATTGAAAGTGGTAGTCCTACAGATTTTAATGGTAACAAACAATATTCAGATTTACAAGAATATGTTGACGAAATAGTAGAGTTTCAATCATCACCACAAATATTTTCCGGTGATGGTTCAGATACAACTTTTAATTTGACTACTCCAGTTTTAGATGGTACAAGAATTCGTGTATTTGTAAATGCAATAGAGCAAGAGTATCAAAAAATTTGGACTTATAGTTCAGGAACAGTCACATTTAAGATAGCTCCGTTTAATGGTAGTCAAATAGCTGTCGCTTATGTGAATAAAAAATATAAAAACAATTCAAATGACTATCATCATCAATTTAGACATGAGAGTGGTGACGCAACATATTTTATAGATAATAATGGTTATTTGGTTAAAAGGGAAAATAGAAGTAGGGGTGTAACTGCCTTAGTAAGTGATGACTTTAATACATTTGAAGCAACAGCTTCCGTGAATTCAACATCTTGGCAAAGCGCAGTATAAACTCGTATAAATAGTATAGTAATTAAAAGGTAAACCATGGCAGATTTTAAACTAGGTAGAATTAAATTTAAATGGAGAGGCGATTGGGCTATTAACACATCATATTTAATTGATGATGTGGTTAAGTACGGCGGTAATACCTATGTTTGTACAACAAATCATACTTCTCCTTCAAACTCAAACTTATTTTACACACAACCAGGTACATATACAGATTATTGGTCTTTACAATCTGAATCCTTATATCACACAGGAACATATACTGACGGAACATGGTACCGATTAAATGATACAGTAAAATACGGAAACAGAATTTATCGTACAACTACAGCACACACAGCTGCTAGTACAATTTTAGATGAAACAAAATATGAATTGTACTTAGACGGTTACGATTACAAAGGAAATTACGCTACTTCAACTTATTATAAAGTAAATGATATTGTTAAATATGGCGCTAATTTATGGATTTGTACTACTGCTCATACATCATCTGCTTCAGCTGGTGCATTTGACGAAACAAAATTTAGTTTATATACCGAAGGTTTACAATTTGAAGATAGTTGGTCTAGTTCAACTGTTTATCAAAAAGGTGATGTTGTAACATACGGAGGTTATTCTTATGTTGCAGTAATTGAACATTCAAATCAAACACCAAACACAACTGGTGCATCTACTTATTGGGAATTATTAAATCCTGGTTTTAGTGCATTAGGAACATATTCACACGGCACTGCTTATAAAACAGGTGATGTTATACAATATGGTGGTAACTCTTATGTTGCTATTGTAAATAATACAAATGAATATCCAGCAGTACAAGCTACAGGCGCAACAAATACAACTTACTGGCAGTTAATTGTAGAAGGTTTTAACTTTAGAGATACATACAGCTCAGCTACAACATATAATATTGGTGATGTAGTAAGATATGTTTCATCAACTTATTTACAAATAAAAGACAGACAAATCAATATTACTCCAGGCACAGACGGCACAGTTTGGCAGGTTCTTGCACAAGGAGATACAGGTGCAGTATTAACTACTAGAGGTGATTTAATTTATCAAACAGCATCACAATCAGACAGATTGCCTATTGGTGTTGTTGGTTCAGTTTTAACTACAGACGGTTCAGATCCTAGTTGGTCAGCTCCTGAAGGTGCAAATGTTAAATATGTTGCAAACTCAGGTTCAGACAGTAATCCAGGTACACAATTCTTACCTTATAAAACAATTTACTATGCATTATCTCAATCAACATCTGGTGATGTTGTATCTTTTGATACAATAACAGGCGGTATAGGTGGTGTTCCAGGCACTTATGATATTACTCAATCATCCACAACAGGTTCAGGTACCGGTTTACAAATAAGAGTTATTATTGATGGTTCTTCTACACCTACAGTTTCAATCACAAATGGTGGTTCTGGACACGCAGCTGGTGATACAGTTACATTCACATCAGGTTTTGGTGGCGGTTCAAACATTACTTTAAATGTTGTGTCTGCTTCAATTGGTGATGTTGTTTATGTTAAAAACGGTGTATATAGAGAAACATTACCTTTAAAAGTTCCTGCTGGCGTTACAGTACAAGGTGAAAGTTTAAGAGGAACAGAAATTAGACCTGCCACAGGACAAGGTCATCAAATTAAAACTATTTCAGGAATTACAGGTGGTACCGGTGGCACACCAGGAACATACAACTATGTTCATCAAACAGCTACATCTGGTTCAGGTACAGGTGCTGTATTCAATATTGTTACAGACGGTTCTTCAACACCAACAGTTACGATATATCACGGTGGTTCAGGATATGTAGCAAGTGATACTGTAACAATTGGTTCTGGTATTGGTGGTGCAACAAGTATTACTGTAACAGTTGCTTCTTTAGAAGATAATATTGCTTCTAATATGTGGTTAGTGAACAATGCAACCAATATTGTTCAAATGGCGTTTAAAGGATTAACAGGTACTCCTGGTGCAGGTGCAACCGGAAAAGCTGCCGTTGTTTCATTAGACCCTAACGGTGCTATTACAACAACATCACCATATATTCAAAACTGTACTTCAGTTAATGACAATGCAACAGGTATTCAGATTGACGGACTATTACACAGTACAGGTAACAAATCAATTCTTGCAAATGACTTTACACAAATTAACTCAGATGGTAAAGCTGTTCACGCAATTGGCGGTGGCCGTGGTGAAATGGTGTCCGTCTTTACATACTATAACGCAATTTCTTATCACGCAGAATCCGGTGGTTTCATTAGAGGTCTAAACTGTTCATCTGCTTATGGTGAACAAGGTGCTGTTTCAGACGGCACATTAGCTGCAGAAACTCCTGTCGCAGTTCTTGGTCGTGGTGAAATGTTAAAATATGCTACGGCAGGATTTATTGGCGCTGCTACAGAAAGTGACATGCAAGACATAGTTACTACTTCAGGTACACCTATAGCAGCTGCAATCGTAGGTGACACTTCAGGTGCTACTGCTACAATTATCAGAACAAACATATCATTAGATTACATTCACATTGTAAACAGAACAGGTAATTTCCAACAAGGTGAAACTGTTACAATTACAAAAGATAACAGTACAACTTTCCAAGCAACACTAGATGCTTCATTTGGTGATAGTTCAGCAGCTCAAACAGGCCAAGTTGGTCCACTTATTGCAGTTGATTCCTCAGACGGAACATTATCAAGTGCAAGTGCAATCAGAGTAGGTGCCAATGTGGTGTTTGCTGGCGATACTGCTAAATACTATAGAGTTTCAGCGGTTTCAGAAACAAATACATCAAATCAAACAGCACTTATTCGATTAACAGAAAGTGTTACAACAGGCAGAGCAATCGCTGATAATGAAGGCGGTAACATTACAGTTAACTTCTCAAATGTCCGTTTAACTGGACACGACTTCCTAGATATTGGTACTGGTGGTTTTGCAGATACAAATTATCCAGGTGTGGCTTCACAACCTGCTGACCAAGCAGATGAGATTACAGAAACAAATGGTGGCCGTGTTTACTATACTTCAACAGACCAAGATGGTGACTTTAGAGTTGGTGACTTATTCAGAATTCAACAGTCAACAGGTATTGCAACTCTTAACGCAGATGCATTTGACCTTTCTGGTCTATCAGAATTACAACTTGGTTCTATTGGTGCTGAGTTAGGTGCGACAATTAATGAATTTAGTACAGACGAAACTTTATCAAATGATAGTAATACGGCAGTTCCAACAGAAAGGGCTGTTAAGGGTCATCTAACAAGAGATAAAATGGGTACAGGTCATTTAGTACCTCCAACTGGTACAACTGCTGAAAGACCTACAGGTGGAAATTTATACACAGGTGGTATTAGATATAATTCTACTCTTGTAACTTGGGAAGGTTATAACGGAACACAATGGACAGGTTTAGGTGGTGGTAATCCTTGGTCATCAACAGCTTCAAGTATTACAATAGCTGCAAATGATAGATACTTTGTAGATACTTCAAGTAACCCAATTACAATTACATTACCAGCTTCTCCACAAACTGGAGACCAGGTATCATTAGTAGATTTATCAGGCACATTTGATACTAATAATTTAACAGTAGCTAGAAACGGAAATAATATTATGGGTGCAGCTGCCGATATGACGGTAAATGTTGAAAACGCCGGTATTCAATTAGTTTACACTGGAGCAACAAACGGATGGAAGTTAACTAACAACTTCTAATAGAGGATAAATAAAAGTATGAGCAATTTAAGAGATTTTACAGGTAAAAATAGAGCTTTCACCGGTACAGACGCTGAAACTATTAGTAAAGGCACAACTGCTGAAAGAGTTGATGGTCAGGCTAAACTTAGATTTAATACGACTACAAATTTGATGGAGTATTATACAGGTACCGACTGGAAAGCTATTGATGCTCCGCCAATTCTTACAGCGATTACCATTGATGGTGGCGCTGATGTTACATCTGGTACTGTTGATAACGAAGCTTCAGGTACAGTTACCATTGAAGTTAAAGGTTCTTTATTTGATACAACTGGCGGAACTGTAACATTTGAAGGTACCGCCGAAACACTTAGTACAGCAACAATTACTAGAAATAGTGCAAACTTATTGACTACTACTGTCACAGCTGCTAATTTTGATTTAGCTAATTCTCCATATTCAGTAAAAGTTACAAACGGTTCAGGTTTATCTGCTACACTCGCAGACGCCATTTCTGTTGATACAGCTGCACCAACATTTACAAATGCAGCTGATACAAACTATGATATTTTTGACAGTTTAAGAAGTTCAGGAACAATTACAGCAAATGAATTAGTTGGCGCTTCAGGGGCTACTGCTTATGCAGTTCAATCAGGTTCATTGCCTACAGGTTGTACTTTAAATACTTCAACAGGTGTTATTACTTGGTCATCTGTTAGTGCTGTAGGTTCAGATACAGTTTCAACATTTACTATCAGAGCAACAGGTGATGATGCAACAGCAGATAGACAATTTACGATTACAGTTAAAATTCCTGTTGCTCAAACATACACATCTGGTTCAGGTACTTTCTCAGTACCATCAGGAGTTTCAAGTTTAAATGTATTAGTTGTTGGAAGTGGTGGTGCAGGTGGTTCCAGAACAGGAGGAGGTGCTGGCGCTGGCGGTATGGTTGATATGCCAGGTTATCCAGTAACTCCAGGTGGTTCAGTTCCTTATTCAGTTGCAGGTGCTCCTTCTCCAGGAACAAATCCTATTTCACCAGGTTCACACCAAGGTAATAGTTCAACATTCGGTAACTTAACTGCTATAGGTGGTGGCCACGGAGGAACAGATACTACACCAAGAGGTAACGAAGCTGGTGGTGACGGCGGTTCTGGTGGTGGTGTTCAATATGGTGGCGGAAACCCAGCAGGAACAGGTAATCAACCTAATCAATCGGGTGATTCCGGAACATACGGTTATGGAAATCCAGGTGGCGGCGGTAGAACTGGTCCTCATCATTGTTCAGGCGGTGGTGGTGGTGCTGGTGGTGCTGGCCAAGCAGGCGGCGGCGGTCCATCTGAAACAGAAGGAGATGGTGGAGCAGGTAGAGTTTCAAATGTTTCAGGTTCTCCAGTAACTTATGCTGGTGGCGGTGGTGGCGGCGGCCATCCAAACTGTAATACTAGAAGTAATACCACAGGTGGTGGTGGCATAGGTGGAACACCTCAACAATCACAAGCTGGTCAAGCAGGCACATCAAATCGAGGCGGCGGAGGCGGTGGTGCATTTCAACATCCACCTCAATCAGGCGACCAAACTGGTGGAGCTGGCGGTTCAGGTATCGTTATAGTTTCATATTAATTTTAAGATATAGAGAGGTATATTATGGCTACAAAAATGAATAGTAATAATAAAGATTGGGTACAACCTTTTAGTTTTCATCCAAATGATATTACAGACGAGCATAAAAAAGCAGTAGAAGAAGCAGCTAAAATTTTAGATACTATGGGACTTGACAAAGCTTCTATGGTGCTAAAAGAGAAATTTCACATACAAGAAGGCGAAAAAGTAAAATCAGATAATTTTGCTTTTGTTAAAATTTGTGAAGCACATAATATACCATTAACTAATAATGGTTATATTAGAGATAATAATAAATTATATCCTATTCTTTCTTTATGTGAAGATGTAAGAAATTTAGAAAAACTTTACGCTACAATCGTCACTTCAACGAAATAGTTTTATATTTTTAGGTAGACCTAAAGAGGTTCTTTCATCAAATAATTTGTTATAAGGACCTTGTCTATCATTGTAATGTAAAAATACTTGAGCATGATTTAGTCCTTTATATTCTTCTCGCCAATGTTCTAGTAAACAACCTCTATAAATTACCATATCACCTGGATTTAAATTTACTTCTTCACCATTCATAAAAATAGGCCACACATAGGTGTTATCTTCAACATTACTTGTGTCCATACCTAAACATAATGTAGTAGATATTTCACAACTCTCTCTATCTTTATGTTTTTTTAAATCAGAACCTTTTGTATATAATCTCCAATATGAGTATTGAGGTAATAAATCTAAACCTGTATGTTCATTCATCTTGTTAAGACTTAAATAAAGAACACTATCCATAATAGGGTCACCATAATGACTGTAGGTTCCTGGAGCTTGTGGGTCATTAAACCTTCCATCCCAATTTTGGTTATAAGATTGTAAATCTACTTCATATTTTGCAGACACTCTATTTGCTTGAAGTTTACAATATTCATAAAGTAACACTGTAACATCAGGTGTTAAAAAGTTTCTTATAATTGTGTAATTATTTTTTTTAAAAAAATCAGAATTGCTCATTTAAAAGGTTCTCCACATCTCCATAAAACTAAACTATATCTGGTGCCTCTTGTAACAGGAGTTACTTGATGATACACATAACTAGGAAAAATTATTACAGAACCTTGAGGTCTTATTTCTTCACATTCGTGGTATCTATTACCTTCTACATGTGGTCCGTAATCAAATTTTAAATTTCCACCATCATATTCTCCAGGTAAATTTAAGTTTATTGTCATTGACAGTTTTCTTATTTTACCAATTAAAGGCCAATTTTTAGTATATCCATAAGGCGGTGTTCCGTCTTTTTTCATAGATACAGGAGTTACACCGTGAATATATCTTTTATAAACGGCGTAATGGTCTGAATTGCCATCAGCGTGCCAACCGTAAAATCCTCCAGGTTTATATACAGTAAATTGTAAACTTTCATTAGCTGAAGTTTCATATCTCCAACCAGCATTTTCGTTAGCTTCATCTATTAAAGGATTAACTAAATCATAAATCCAATCTTCTTCTAACCATGCAACTTCACTATCTCTTACATAAACATTTGATTTATTATCTTTAACATCTTCAGATGTTAGGTCTGCTTGAGGTATACTTCTTTCAGACGAAATTTGTTTATCACCACCGGTTGAACCTAAAGTGGTTTCTCCTCGTTCTTTTGTTTGTTGAATTGTATTTAAACCAAGGTCAATTATTTTTTTGCAATCCTCTGGGGATATTGCTGATTTATAATACCAATATGCGTTTTTTGTTAACATGTTTATATATTATCACCTTCTTTATTTATTGTCAAGCTTCAGACAAATATATTGTATAAATATAGATGCAGTATTATTTATAGGAGTTATGATGACTAGTTATGAAATTGGTGATGATTTTATAGGTGTATTTGATAATTTTTTTGATGAAAAATTAATTGATTCCTATATTAGTCACTTTAAACAAGCTGAAGACCTAGGTTTGACTTTTAATCGTCAAAATGGTTACGGCAAAGCAAACACAGATAAACATTTTATTGATGATAGTAGCGTATCATTATTATCAAATAAAGCAACAGCTGAATTTAATGAAGAAGTATCAAATGTGGATTTCTTTCGTTCTACAGCTGGAGTTAATTTAATATTTTTAAACACCTTTTTTGATAAAATATATCCAATTTATGCAGAAAAATATTCTGTATTAAAAAATTTAGGTTACCATACCATATTTGATATTAAGATACAAAAGACAGAACCTGGTCAAGGATTTCATTCTTGGCATTCAGAAAATATGGTGATGAAAAATAGCAATAGAATACATGCTTGGATGTTGTATTTAAATGATGTGAATTATGGTGGAGAAACAGAATTTTTGTATCAGAAAAAAAGAATACAACCAAAAAGAAATAGATTTGTTATTTGGCCAGCTTACTTCACACATTATCATAGAGGTAATCCTCCACTAAAAGAAACAAAATATGTTACTACAGGCTGGGTAGAATATGGGACACAAGACTAATGAACGAACCAAAAATAACTAGATTTTGGCCAGTTGTTACTTATTCAAATCATATTGATGTAAAACAAGAGTGGTTAAATATTGCAAAAAATTATCAGTATAATAGAATGAAAATTGATAATGGTTGGATTTCTAAAGATTTAGATATTTTAAATCATAATTTTTACAGTGATTTAAAATCTGAGTTAAAAAATCATATACATGAATATGTAACTAATACTTTAAAAATAAAAAACAAATTTGATTTTACCACATCTTGGATAGTAAAACAAGAAAAAAATGACTGGGGTCAATTACATATACATAAAAATAGTATTATAAGTGGAGTATATTATCTTAACACTCCTCCTAATTGTGGTGATATACAATTTAATAGATACATAAATCCTTTATTAACAGAAACTTTTGTATTTGATATTACTGAAGATACTTTGGATAATGCAGACACCATAAAAGTAAAAGTGAATGAAGGACTTTTATTATTATTTCCTTCAAATTTACATCATTCAATTGAAATCACACTATCAGATGAACCTAGATATTGTATTGCTTTTAATTTATTTCCTAGTGATATTATTGGCGAAACAACAATTTCTAAATTACCTTTGAAGGTAGATTTATGTTAGATATAAAAAAATTAACTTTAGAACAACATAAAAATGCCGAAAGACAAGAGTTTGTAAAAACTTTGATGTCTGGTAGTATAGACAAAAATCTATATGCAACATATTTGTATAACCAATATCATTGTTATCGTGCCTTAGAAGATAGAGGTAATGAAAACAAATTGTTTGTAGATACTCCTGGATTACAAAGAGCCGAATTAATTAGAAAAGATTTTCACGCATTGTGGGAGTTTCCTGACCCGCCAACTATAACTAATAGTACAGTTGAATATATGAAACACATAGAATTTATTAAAGAAGATGCACAAAGTTTATATGCACATATCTATGTAAGACATTTAGGTGACTTATCAGGAGGCCAGAT